GACGCCCCTGCCGATGGGAGGAGAAGAACCGTCAGGCGTTGGTGACCTGGAGCTGCACGAGCGACTTCACGCGGGTGAAGGCCGAGTTCGCGAACGCCATGCCCTGGAAGATCACGCGGGCCGAGCTAGCAGCGGTGATTTCATCTCGAATCATCCCGATACCGCCCCACTCTCGCACCGAGAACCCGTCGCGGATGTTGCCGAGGACCGCGATCGTGTTCTTGCCGCCAGCCGACGTGACAGGCACCGGCGTGTACTCGGTGACGTAGACCGGGAGGCCCATGAGCGTGAACGGAGCCGCGCCGACGAGCGCCGCGTCAGCCGACGGAACGAAGATCGGCACACCGTTGACCGTGATGCCCGCGATGGCCGCGTAGACGTCCTGCGGGAGAATCCACGCCGCCGAGCCCCAGTACGCGGCCGGGAGCTTCGAGTAGCGCATTTCGGACAGCTTCGCGACCGTTGCACCGGCCGTGATAGCCAAGGCGCGGCTCGTGCCCGTCGAGGTCGCCGTCGTGATATGCACGTTGGCGTTGACGTTGAAGATGCCAGTCGGCGCGTTCGTGCCGGTGCCGCCGACATAGCCCCATTCGAGGTTCTTCGAGAGCTGGCGCTGGAGCGTGTCCATCACCTCGGCCTCGATGTCGAAATTCGCCTGGCGGATCAGCTGCTGGCTGACCTGCGTGAACGGGATGCACGGGACGGGCGCGATCGGCACCTCGGTGAATCCGGGGTCGATCGAGGTCCGCGCCGTGGTGCCCGTGTCAGGCTGCGTCCAGGCCGAGGTATAGCCAGCCGTTTCGAGGTTGTTGTAGCGCAGCGTCGGGTAGCCCTGGACGCCGGTGCGGATGTCCGCGAGGTTGCGGACCACCGTGTTCGCGTCGAGGTACTTCAGGATGCCGTCCTCGTACAGCTTCGGGATCAGGATGCTGCTCGAAGCGGTCGAGATGATTTCGCGCTGTTCCGGTGCACGGCCGCCCTTCAGGTACCCGAGGAACTGCTCGCGGTACTCGGTCGAGGACCGCCAGTCTTCGGCCTGCTCGCGCTTCTCCTTGCCGACCTTCGCCAGCACGGTGTGGCTCGCGAACTTCTCGCGCAGCTCGGCCGCGGACCGCTTCTGGTTGAGCTCCTTGAGCTCGTCCATCAGCTCGGTCGCACGGGCTTCCTGCTCGGCGTTGATCTCGTCGTGAGCGAGAATGCCGTTGACTTCCGCCTCAATCGCCTTGCGGCGCTCGATGATTTCTGCCTGCTTCATAGCGTGATGCTCCGGTACCGCAGACGAAGCCGAGCGAGCGCCCGGCTGTAGGTGCGAGCTTCGGCGGCCGTCTGCGGGTACGCGCCGGATTCGACAATGGACACCTCGCGTAGATCAACGTCTACGAGGGTGCGCTCGGTGCCCTTCCAGGCGTCCGAGCGAACGATGAAACCGAACGACATTTCGGACAGGACGCCCGAATCGACCAGCGCATAGACGTCTTTCGCCCGCTGCGTGTCGGGCAGCTCGACGTCGAACGCCAGCCCGCGGGTGTCACTCGCGAGCTTCAGGCGCTGGCTCTTGGTGTTTGCGAGCAGCTCGCGCCGGTCATGGCCGACCAGCAGCGAGATGTTCCCTGCGAGGCTCCGGTCGAACGCGCCACGGGCGACGCGCTCGGTGAACGGCTTGCCGCCGTTGACGCTGCGAACGACCAGCGGATGGCTCGGGGCGTCGTAGACCGCGGCGTAGCCGGCGATGCGGTTGCCCTGGCGCTCGAAGCTCGTCGTACGGACCTCAAGCATCCTCGGCCTCCTCGTTGTCGGGCCCGATGGCTGCCGATGCGCCGCCAGGCATTGAGACGGTCGGCGTGTCAAGCCCTTCGACGGGAGGCAACCCGAGGTAATGCCTTGCGTCGTTCGGGCTCATCACGCCAGCGAGCACGAGCTTCGAGAACGCCTCTCCCTGGTCGCGGATGTTGCCCCGCGTGATGGGGGTGGTGTCGATTCTGACCGTCTCGCCGGGCCCGCAGAGCTTGCGCGTGAGCTCCGACTCCCAAGCGCTCGCCCATGCGGCGATGGCTCCGTCGGCGTATGCGCGGGCCGTTTCGACCTGGCTTGAAAGCGCCCCGCCGCCCTGCTGGAACAGCATTTCCGGCGGGACGCCGAAGGCGCGGGCGATTTCCTGCACCGAGAATCGGCGCGATTCGAGCATGGTGCCCGACGTCTCGGCGCTGATCTTCTCGGCCTTCATGCCCTCGCGCAGGATGAGCGGGCGCGATGCGCCGTCGGCCGTCGCATGCATGTTCATCCAGGCGTCGCGGATTGCCTGCACCGTCTGGTCGCTCATTGCGCCCGGGTGCGTGATGGCGACCTTGCCCATGCTGCCCGTCTTGACGAGCGACGCATGGGCGGCCGACTCGTCGGCCGCCAGCTGCATCGTCCACCGCGCCGCCTCAAGCGGCGATCGGTACCAGCACGGGTTCAGGTGATCCGGGTAGCAGCCGATGTGCAGGATCTGATCTTGCGCGAGCACCGTCTGGCCGACGCGGTACTCGACGCCATCGTCGCGGATTTCCGCGCTCATGGCGTCGGCGGGCACCGGCTGAAGCTCGGCGACCGACCCGTCCGACCCGCGGCGGATCAGCGCGAGCCCGTTGCCGTGCATCAGCGCCGTCGAGGTCGTGTACCGCCGGAACTCGTAGCCCGACTGCCACCGGCTGGCGTCACGGTTGAGCAGCATGGCCACCGGGTGATCCGGCAGCTTCTGCCCGGCGTTGTCGTAGACGTTGACGGTCAGCCGGGCGATGTCAGCCGAAATCAGCTGCGTCGCCCGCAGGACCGCGGGAATCCCATCGGCCGGTCCGGCCATGACAGGCTCGGGTCGCGTGTAGATCGCGACGCCTGACTTGAACCCGAAGAACCGTGAGAAGAAGCCCACGGTCGCATAGAACACAAGTGCCCAAAATCGTCAAGGCCAAATCCGGCAAACACGGTCTATCCGAGCGGGCAAGTTGACGCGCTCAATCCGGTCGCCGTGCGGACTTGGTGGTGTTCCATGAGCAGCGCCGCCATGTTGCCGGCGACCACGGCGTCGGTGTTCCCCGAGCTGCGGCCCTTCACGGGTCGGATGTTGCCGACGTTGTCGGCGATGAGGCGCACCGAGTTCAGCGCCGCCCGCAGCACCGGATCAGGCTCGTAGACCAGCTGCTTCGACTTCAACAAATCGCCCCAGAGCTTCCACGCCGGGGCCATCGTGCGGATCGATTGATCGACCGGAACGATCGGCCAGCCCTTGTCCATCCACCGTTTGATGTCCTTCGCCTGGCTCGGGTGCGGGTCAACGCCGATCTTTCTCACCCCGAATTGGTGCATCAGGTTCTCGATTTCTGCTTCCACGATGGTCATATCGTGCCATTCGCCCGGCATCCGGCGGAGGTGTCCCTGCTCAACCCATGCGCCGAGCGGCTGCTTGCACCGCTTCTCGTCGCGCCCCATGTCGGTGCCTGCCCACCAGGACACGTTCCGCGCCCGGATCACGCCGCCGTCCACGACCATCAGGCACAACGTCGTGAGGTCAAGCTGCGGCCCGTAGCCGCCGCGGGACAGGTCCAAGCCGATCACCGCCGGTGCGCCTTGGAGCCGGGTCCAGTCGGACGGCTGCATCTGCCGCTCAAGCACGGCAAGGTCGATGTCGGTCGTGGCGAGTTCGTGGTACCGGCAGGCGAGCTGCGTCTCGAACTCGGCGATTTGCGCCGGGTCGCCCGACTCGAGCATGGTCCGCGCCGAGAGCTCGAGCTGGCCGGGGTCGATGATGACATTCAGCGCCGGGTGCGCCTTCGGCCAGGCGGCCGGGTCCGCGGCTTGGTCATCCTGCTCGAGGCCGTAGAGCATCGGCCACCAGCCAGCCGGGTACGGGGTGCCGTCGGCGATGGCCCGCTCGAGGGCGTCCCAGTAGCCCCAGATGGGCCGGGTCTTCTGCTCGGGGTCGGGCGTCGTGATGGCGAGCAGCTGCGACGTCGGGAACTTGGCGAGCCCCGTCAGCAGCCGGCCGAATGCCTTCTCCATGCGGGCGACCTCGTCGGCGATGACCATGCGGGTCGTGAGCCCGTCGAGCGCCTTGTCGGTGCATGGCAGCGATATGTACCGATTGTTCCCGTGCTTCACCCGCCCAGGGTGCGCTGGCGTCGAGCCGCCGGTTGACTTCCACTCGGAGACGCCGAGCGTCTCGGACATGACCGCCATGCGCTCGAACGTCTTCTGCGCGAGCCGCGAATCCGGCGCGACGCTCGCGAACTCCAGCCGCGTCGAGCCGTCCCGCATGGCCGCCATGAGCAGGCTCGCCGCAAACTCGGTCTTCCCATTGCCGCGGGCGACCGCCAGGAGCAGCGCCTTCGTGGCTGGCGTGTCAGACTTGCGGCCGTCCACCATGCGCCGACGGGCGAGCAGGATCATGGCCACCATGCATTGCCACGGCATCCAGACGAGCGGCTGGCCCGCGCCAGCCTCCGCGCCCTGCCCGCACTTCAGGGCGAACGCCCTGGCGTCATCGGCGAGCTGCTCGTCCCACCACACGCCGTGCTCGCCTGGCTTCGCCCGCTCGGCGAGGTACCGACGGCACGAATCGCGAATGCGGGCGTTCGCCACGATCGACCCATCGACCACCGCACGGGCGTAGGCGTCGGCGGCGTCGGCGCATAAACCCGGCTTCTGTCGATGCTTGCGCCGCGTCTCGGTTTTGGCGGTCCCCACAACGCGGTGCCCCTGCGATCCGACCCCCCTCGGCCCCGATGGGGGGGTGCGATTCATTGCCTTTCCATCGCGCTTTTTATCGTATGGCATTGTCGGCAAAGGCTTTGCAGATTAGATGCGTCGTTGGTTCCACCACGGTGCAGCGGCACGATGTGATCTGCTTCGAGATCCACAATCGAACCGCACTTGGCGCATTGCACGTTGTTGGCCTTGTGCTGCTTTGCAATGCGTGTCCATGTCCCACCACGCGAATGCTGCATCGACTTGCCATGGTCGTATGCCTTGCCGAGCCCACCCTCAAACCTATACCGTCGCATTCGCAATTCCGTTCACAGCGTCGATCATGCGCTCGGTGTCTTCGAGCCGCCACACAACCAGCCAGGGCGAACGATCCTGCCTGCACACCACGACAGGCACCTGGTCGGTCTTCGCATCGCGTACTGCCTGCTGCATCCACCGCTCGGCAAAGCCGCATGTCACGCTGCTGTACGCGAGGTAGTTGCGCCGCAGGATGCCCGGCAGATGATTCAGCCGGCAGTAGCACAGCTCGCCTGCGACGAGGAGCGCCGTGTCTGCGCTGCGCTTGACCCACCATGTGAGCCCTGCCTTGTAGTGCTTGACCTCCCAATGCACGGTGTATGGCCCGTTCATGGGCTCGATGTCGCCCGACCCCTTGCCGTTGAATTGCTGCGTACGGTGGAACAGGACGCCGAGAAGCTGGCCGACGTCCTTGGCTGCTTCGAGCTCGGCCCGCTTGCCCTTACTGCGTGACTGGGTCATGCGTCCACCCATTGCCCTTGCCGCCACACTTGCGGAGGCGTAGCCGGTGGCCGGTCGTGCTTCGCGTCCGGGTTGCCGTACAGCAAGGCGCGGAGATCGCTGATTTCCTGCGTCTGCCGAGAAGTCGCGGTGGCGAGATGCTTGTTCATGTACAGCAGCTCTTCGAGGTAGGTCGCTATGACGCCTGGGAGGTGCTTGCGATTCACTTCGAGGAACGTCGTGATTTCGTGGATTCGGCTTTGTTGGGCGCTCACGCTGCCACCCCCTTGAGTTTGTGCATCACGACCGCACGGACGTCGCGAGCGCCTTCGAGGCTCGTCGTGATCCGGTGCAGCGTGTCGTATGGTGCGTTCCCGGTGCGAGCCCAATGCTCGCACAGGAGCCGCCAGCCCCATTGAGCGTCGGCGTCGGATAGCCCATGCTCGCGCATCAGCCGGCGGGCGACCCGCAGCTGCGCGTCGGGGTCGCCCCGAGGGTCGCGGACGCCGATCCGGGATCGGACCTCCCAGGAGAGATCCCACCCCCCCGCCGGTGCGGCGTCAGCCGCGCCTTGGTTAGGTTGGTTGTTAGTTCTCTTGTTAGGATCCCTGTCGCTGGGAGCGACACCACCTGTCGCTGCGGGCGACACCACCTGTCGCTCCGAGCGACAGGTACCTGTCGCTGCGGGCGACAGGTCGAGCATGTAGGTGAGCGCCTTCCCGAAGCCCTTGGCCTGCACCACCTCCTTCTTCCGAAGCGACTGGAGCGCCTTGTTGACCGTGCTGCGGTGGAGCCGCGTCTTGGCTGCGAGCGCCGCCTGCGACGGGAAGATTCGCTCGCCGTAATCAGCCAGGGCGAGCAGCACCAGCAGCTCGTCCGAGGTCAGACATGGCGCAAGCCGGAAAACGTCGCTGGAGTGGTTGCGGGCCATCAGAACGGCACCTCCTCGTCGCTCGTCACGGCGACAACGTCGGCGACCACTTCGCCATCCCGGTACGGCTTCAGCGTCACCTCGACCAGGACACCCGGCGAGATCGACACCTCCTCGAACGACGTAAACCACTCGGTCACACCGTCCTGCGCTTCGAGGCCGACGCGGTAGTACGGCTTCCCGGCCTTGGACTCTTTGGCTTGGACTGCCGCAAGAACGCTGCGAACGCGGCGAAGGCCGCCTTCCTGCCCTTTAGGGGCGCTCGGAGCCTTCGGGGGGCTCGGGAGCCGTCGAGGAGCCTCGGACGCCTCCTGGGGCATCGTAGGGCCGTCTGCGGGCATTTCCTCGGCGAGGCTCGCCTCGGCACCGAGCAACGCGGTCGCCCACCCCATCACGCCTTTCAGCGCCCGGCCGGTGGCCCGCGTCTGCGCCATCATCTGGCGAGCGAAATAGTCACGCTTTGACCATTGCCGCTCGTCCTCGAACACGCTGCCGATGCCGCGGCCAACGATCGCGCCTTGGTCGTAGACCACGGCCGTCGCTTCCCAGTAGCCGGGGAGGTGCTCGGTCGGCGGGACGTAGCGCAGCTGCTCGACGGCCGTGGTGTAGCCAAGGCTGCTGCCCACCGCCTGCGCCCCGGCGACCATCAGATAGCCCTTGTCGCCGATCCGCTTGATGTACGACTTCTTCACGGCGTGGGCCACGGCGGCCACCGCCTCCTCGTTGCGCTGCACCCGCTGCATCGGGGTCAGGTGGCCCGTCGAGACGGGCACGATCTCATGCTTCATCGGTCTTCTCCTATAGGCGCGGAATGCGCCGAGAGCGAGGCTATCGACGGGATGGGCGCTTGTCCATCACTTTCGGCCTGGGACCGGAAATTTCTTCGCCCACGCCAGCACCCGCCGGACGTAGGACGGCGTCGCCCGGTTCAACGCGGCCTGGCGCTGCTGGCACTTCCCGCAAGGCTTGATCCCGACCGCCTTGGTCGCGCCGGCGATGACGTCGCCGAGGCCGGGAGTTGTGGGCGGCGGCGGCGTGTGCACGACCGCCCCATTGCTGTGATCCGGCAGCGCACCCATGGCGGCCTCGAACTCGGAACGATCGACCAGACGGAACGTGCCGTCCTTGTCCTTCCACCAGAACTTGCTTGCCATCAATAGATCTCCACCGTCGAGGAAATGACTCCGAGCTGCGCGAGCGCCTTTTCCCACGCCCCAGGACTGTCGCACAGGTCACGCGCCTGAATGCACTCAAGGCCGTTGCAATCCAACGTCTGACCGAGGTTGCCGCACAAGCCGACGCCGATCGGCTCGTACACGCCTTTTTGCATCTGGCAGTAGTTGGGCGGCGTCATCGTCGTAGCGTCACGGTACAGCCGGTAGATGATCGTGATCCCCGTCTGGCTCTCGCAGCAGACAGGCCCGCAGTTGAACACCTGGCCGTCGCACCCCATGTCTCCGCACACCATGCCAGGCCCCCAGTTGCCGCTCACCACGTTGTTCCGGCCTTGGTACGACGTGCCGTAGAACCGGACCGCGATGTAGCTCGCGGCGCAGGAATCACCGCACCCGCCGCCGCACAGAAGCCCTTCCCCGACGCCGGGACCACCGCACGGGATCGCCCAGACGATCTGCGCGTACAGGTATTTGGGGTTCACGCTGCAATCGAACTCGCCTGGCGTGTCTTGCAGCTGCACGGGCACCCACAGGCCATGGCAAGTACAGGCACACGGGCAAGGCGCACCGCTCGCGCATTCCAACGCGCTCTCGGTCGTTCCGAACAGCGGGCCGCCGATCCACGGCGGCGGCAGTATGGTGCCAGCGCAGTTCGCGTACTGGGCCGCGCCCGTCCATGTTCCGGTCAACGGTCCCGGCGTGACGCGGACCGCGCCGGCCGGGTAACGCACCAGCGCGAACGCGCAGCTGACCGACCCGAGCCATGGGCAGCACGATTCCGTTTCGACTTCGCACGGCTCATCGGCCGTGCAGCTGGTGAGGTACCAGAAGTCGGCGTGGACGTAGTCGCAGTAGTTCGCGACCAGCCCGCCCAGGCATTCCTGCACGGGTAGCTGGCGATCGGTCGGCACCGGGCAATTCTGATCCTTGCATGGACACGTTCTACCGTTTGCGCCTGGTGCGGTCCCATTGGGATCGCACGGCGTACATCCTCCGCATGGAACGGTCCCGGTGCATTCGACGTTCGAGCATGCGAACGCCGAGTACCCGTCTTCGTCGCAACGGGTCGGCTGGAACGTGCCTGCGATTCGGATGTTGAACGGAAGCAGACCAAGCGTGCTGCATTGAGACACCGCGGACGCGCAGTTCGTGTCCGGGCACGGTGATGCCTCGCAGCAGCAGCGCCGCCTGCTCATTTCTTCGACCGACGGCAGTAGATGAACCCGGCGAC